AATCGGTTCCACATCCTTACGGAACTGGTCAAAAGACTTCAAGTTGCCCTCCCTGTCGACCATCTGGGCCGCCATATCGCGGCTCATTCGGTGGGCACGGAAGACGGCAAAGACCTCGTTGCTGGACTTCAATCTACCGGCAAACTCCGATAGTTTCTTGTCTTTGGTGGGAGGAAAGGATTGGATGACGGCATGATTGAACGTTTTGTGGAAACCTTCCCAAAGAGATAGGTCAGGCACTTTGTTCAGGTCGACTTCTTTATTGTAGAGATCTTTCAGTGCCTGCTCGAGGCACTTCTCCATGTCGATAGGCAGTTCGTTCTCACCCTTTGGTTTGGCCAGCGCGCATGCCGGGCAGGGGTGCGCGGCATCGGTATGCGCATGGCCGTAGTACTGCTCATCGATCAGAAGTCGGAAAGAAACGGGTCGCCCCCACCGCGGGGGGCTTGCCCGAAAAAACGGGTGAGCGTCCGCATCATCTTCTCCTCGTCGGCGTCAGTCGGCCCGTCAGGTACGGGCGCATACGTCCGGCGGCCGTTGATCTTCACGCCATACTTCTCCTCGAAGTAGCTGGCATCCACGTCGAAATTATTCAGCAGCATGTTCTCGATGGCCGTCATCTGTTCCGGTGTGTAGTCCTCCTCGTAGTCCCACTCGAAGGACGCCCCTTTGAGGGGGAAGCCGTGAGCTACCATGCGGGGGATGAGCTGGCCGTTGACCATATCGCGCAGACCATCGGCAATCTCCTCGATCAGGTTCTTGAGCACTTCCAGGTGTACCTCCGACTGCGAGAGGCTGCTGCCGTTGTCGATGGTCATTGTTTGGTAGAGCAGGATCTTGGAGAGCTCGGAGTTGGCCCGATCTACACGCCGGTCATAGATATTGAAGGCGTCGGTCCGCTGGTTCTCCTTCAAGTCGATGTCCGTCCCTTCTTCGAATACACCCCAAAACTTCGCTCCCATGTTCTGCATCATGTGGGAGATCTTCTTCAGTGTCGATGGGTCGCGCGAGGTGGTCTTGGCGATACGCATGGGCATACCGAAAACCTCGCCGAAGGTGTCCCAAAAGGCGAGCATGTTCTTCTTGGGGATGGTGTGTGGAGCGGCCTTGAGATAGAGCCCGAGGTCGTACGGCCCGCCGCACTCGATCAGCCAGTCGGAGAAGGGCGGTCGGCGATACTCGATGCCTTTGCGCCAGTCGTCCCCCTGCTCAGCAACGACACGGCCGTATTCCGGAATGACGTGTCGGCGGGGGATGAGCAGGACACTGTCGTAGGCTGGCATACCGCCCTCGGTAAAGACGACGTCGCCTAACTGGATGAGTGTATGGCCCCAGTAGCGGGCAGAGAAATAGAGGTCGACGAGTGTCTTGAACCAAGTGCGATCGAAGATGCGGCGTGCCTCCTCGTCCTCCTTCTCACCGAACATGATCTTGAAGCTGCGTGCCTTGACGAAGCCGTTGATCTGTCCGATGGCGCCAGAGAGGTGGCCGTCGACCTCGACGTCGCGGTAGACATTGTAGAGGCGAAGGCGGGAGGGATTCTCCACATCGAGCGCTTGCTGCCAGCCGGAGCGCCACGAGTCGATCTCTTGCCGGGTGAGCGATTCGGCCTGTCGTTGCACCTCGGCTATGACGGCCTTCACGCATCGAGCGTCGGCCTTCTTGGCGAGATCAAAGTGGCCATAGGGGGTGTCGACGGTGGTCAGCTTGGAAGCCGTCCGCCGCCTGAAAAAGTCGGTGATGTTCATTGTCGGGAGTTGTTGGGGGTTACCAGATATAGTTGCTGTGTTGCTCGGAGCCCCATTTGAGGTTATAAGGCTGGGGATCGCTGTTGGGGTCGTCCGGGGTGTCGAGATCTGGGACGATCTTGCCACTCTGCACGCCTTGGAGCCATTCGATGGCACGGCGGTAGCGGATCTCACGAACCTCGTAGCCCATCTTCTGCGGGAGCCACGAGGCCAGATGGTAAAGGGTGATGTCGCAGAGGAACATCACGATCTGCATGTTGCGCTGCTCACCGCGTCGGGCGAAGATGCGTTCAACGTCGTAGCGGGGCCGGAGGTAGCCAGCCATCTCTTCACGGGCCATCTCCTCGGCGCGCCGGCGGTTCTCCTCATCCGATTGCTGAATGAGGTCGAAGGCACGCTGGCCGATCATCACTTGATAGTCGAGATTGTTCAAAAACATGGGAGCTAAAAACGAAAAGTGAAAAACGAGGAGCCCTACCGGCTGGAGGGCCGTGGGAGAGCTACGTGGAGGGCGTGGGCTTCGATGTGGGCTGCCGTGATGCCGCGATGGAAGTATCCACGGCGGACGAGCAGCGTGAGCTCTTGCTTGGAGAGGGTCAGCAGGTCGCCACCTACGTTAATCACGAGGTATTTGCGGCCGTATCGGCGGGCTTGTCGGTTGGCCTTATGAACGGCCAGCCGAAAGCGCAGGCCGAGAAGAAGTTTCTTGATCATGTCAGTTGTTGGTTGGTTGTTTAATAGGGTTACCACGCCCCTTTGGGGGCGGGGCGTTCGCCGAAGATGGGTTCAAAGCGCTCCTCACGGGAGGCCTTCTGAAGTTTGTAGATCGCGCCTTCGTCGGCATCCGGCGCGTCGTCATGCGCCCGGCTGCCGCGGGCCAGTGAGAGGGTCTGATCGATGCCCGTCTTCATGTCTGTGTCGTTGCGTTTGGCCTCATTGTAGTAGACCAGTCCGCGCTCCCAGAGGGGAGAGACGGCCTCGATGCGTTGCAGCTTGTCGGGCTTCTTCCGACGGTCGGGCATGATGGGCAGCTGGTAGCCGCGCAGGTCGCCTTCGCGGGCAAACTCATCGAGGATAATGTCCTGCATGAAGTTGGCCTCCATGAAGTACGACACGGCGACATCCTCCGGTAGTGACTCGTGGAAGTCGTAGAGCCAGCGCACCATGCCCGCCACGGTGTCCTGCCGGACGTAGCAGTCGATCAGATGGAGCTCGCGGCCCGTCTTGCCCCATACGCGGGCGGCCTTGTAGTCGTTTGCTGTCGTTGATTTGAAGGAAGGGTCGATGTAGCAGATGATCTGGTCGTACTTCCGTAAGGGAAGGATCTTCTTGTAGCGGATCCATTGCCACTTGAAGATGCCGCCCTCGGCAACGGGGTTGTGCATCATCTCACGTTGCCACGAGGCATAGCCCACAAAGTCGGCATAGGCTTCGGCCTCGGCCTTCGTCCATTTGTCAGCCCATACGGGGGCTCCGTTGCTGTCGACGGCGTAGACCTTGGAGACCTTCACACTGGGTATATCGGCGATATTCTTCAGCACCATGTGCTTGGCGAAGCCATTACCGACCATGAGGAAGCGGCCACGGCCGACATCCAAGGCGCCGAAGAGCGCCTGCTTGACCCAGTCGGTAGCTTGCCGGACACGCTCCTCGTTGTGGCTCATCTCATCGTCGTCGAGGTCGTCGATGACGATGTAGTCTGGGCGTTGCTCCTGCTTCTTGAGTCCACGGGGTGACTGTCCCCGGCCGACGGCAAACCACTTGACACCGCCGGTGGTGGAGAACTCGCCCTGCTGCCAGTCGCCCACGTTCTTCTGCGTGCCGAAGTCGGCAATGAGTCGCTGGTTATACTCCAGCTCAGCCTGTAGGTCGGCCAGCAGCGTCTTGGCGCCATCCTCCGACTTGTTGACGATGATGCCGCAATGGATCTCTCCACCGCCGCGCACCATGAGGTTGATGGGGATAAAGATGTCGAGGTGTGTGGACTTTGCATGGCCACGCGGCCACATGAAGACGGCCTTGAAGGTGCGGTTGCGGAGAATATCACGGAAGGCGGCATTGTGGAAGGGGGCGTTGTGTACGATGCCCGTCACGAGGCCCGTGGCGGGGTCTGTGCGGCGCATGTAGTGCGGAAAGTAGTACTCGCAGAAGGCCGGGTAGTTCGCCAACAGGCGGCGGATACGGGCGTCCCGCTGGGCGCGTGTCTCCCTCTCTGCTTCGGGGGATAGCTCCGTGAGACTCTGCACCCGTTTGCAGTGCTCCTCCCACAGGCGGCGGGCTTCTTTCTCTTCGCGTGTGACAGCCATTCCGCGCTTACTCCTTTACGTTAGCCCGCTCCAGCAGGAACTCGTTGTGCAGCCGATTGAGCACCTTCATAAAGGCTACGGTGACCTCCGGGTCACTCTTGGCTTGATACTCCACCCAATCGGAAAAGGCCATAAAGACGTCGACCGTCTGCACGATGTTGGCCTTCTTGTCGAGGCGCTCGATGACAGAGGAGAGCTTGACCAATTTGTCGGCCAGCCCACTGACCGATGTGGGATCGTCGCCGGTGTTGACGTCTTCGATCAGGTTGTTGATAGTCACCAGCAGTTTGTTAACCAGTTCTGGGCGCGTGATACTCCGCGCGGCGCGCAGTTCCTTCCATCCGTTCTTGTTGATCCATGCCGAGACGCTTTGGCGAGAGACCCCCACCCGTTCGGCAATCTCGGCCACCTCGCTGCCACCGACATAGAGCATCTTGGCCAGCTCCCGCTTGTTTTCGTTGTCCTTTTTCGTACCCATTTGAAATGGCGTTTAATTGTTTGTTGTGAGGGCAAAGGTCTTCCGGGGGTTACCCCACCCCAAAAAAGTGTGCACTCCGTGCATACTTCTCTGCACTCCGTGCACACTTCTCTGCACTCGGTGCACACTTTCTTGTTTGCCCCCTTGCGGCACCCACACCTTTGCCGCCGAACAATCAACGACAACGAGCAATGGCAAGAATACGACTGACAAACAGCTCCCTGAACGCATACGGCACACGCATCCTGACGTCCGGTGTAGACCTGACGCAGTATGAGCGCAACCCGGTATTGCTCTACATGCACGAGCGGGGAAACATCATCGGGAAGATGAAGGATCTGAAGGTGGAGGGCGACGACATCACGGGCGAACCGGAGTTCGACGAAGCCTCGGAATGCAGCATCCGATGCAAGAAGCAGCTGGAGTTTGGAAGTCTGCGCATGTCCAGCGTGGGGATCGACATTGTGGAGATGAGTGCAGACAAAAAGCACCTCCTGCCGGGTCAGACTCGGGAGACGATCACGAAGTCGAAGCTGGTGGAGGTGTCCTTGGTGGATGTCGGAGCCAATGACGAGGCGATGGTGCTCTATCGGAATGGCCAGCGGCTGAACCTCTCCAGCGGTACGGACGAAGCCTTTTTGCCGGCCTTACTGACCGCAAGCAAGCAAACAAACCATACAGATATGAACGAGACATTGAAAAAGGAAGTGGCCGTGCAGCTGGGTCTCTCAGCCGAAGCAACGGCTGACGAAGTGCTGACTGCGGCCAAGGCCAAAGTGGAAGCACAGAAACAGGAGATCGAGACCCTGAAGGGCGAGATCGAACACGTGGAACTCTCGGCCGTGACCGACTTGGTAGACGGGGCCCTCGCGGCCAAAAAGATCCCCGCAGAGAAGCGTGACTACTTTATCGAGCTGGGCAAGAAGGTGGGATCGGCAGAGCTGAGTCAGCTCTTAGGCAGTATGAACGCCTCGGTGAAACTGACGGACGTGGTGAAGTTCGCGTCCGAAGGGGGCACAGCGACGGAATACAAGAAGCTGAGCGATGTGCCGAGCGACAAGATCATCGAGCTGCGCACGAAAGAGCCGGCGGTTTACCGCAAGCTGTATAAAGCGGAGTATGGCGTGGAGTGCGAACTGGATAACTAATTCATCCCAGTCCCTCCCCCCGATATAAAGCACACCAAGGTGAGGGGGGGGGACAAAGGGCGAATAGGATCGCAAGTCGGCAAAGGTTGAAGGGGAATGGGCTTCGCGGATCCGATGACGCTCCCCCCTCCCTCTCCCTTTTATAGGGAAAAGAGACGAACGGACAACTAACAAACTAAACAAAGACAACGATGATGAAATGGATGAGAATGATCATGGCGTTTATGGTGAACGCGATGATCGGAGCGACGGCGGCCTCGGCGCTCGGTGCGCCCCTTGCGTTGGGTGCAGTGGGTGCGCTGATGGCCGGGCCGCTCGTAGGCGGCGGAGTAGGCGCCCTGAATGCGAGCGTGCTGACGGAGGTCTGGACGGGCGAGCTGATCAAACAACTGCGATCGGCCGACAAGGGCACCTTCTTGGACGGCATACCCGACTACTCGCGGTATGCGAATAATGACGTGATCCACATGATCAACGTCGGTGGTGACCCCAAGGTGCTGACCAATAACACGACTTACCCGCTTCAGATCACGGCCATCACAGATACCGATGCCGTGTTCAAGCTGGATAAGTTTCAAACGGAAGCCACACCGATCACGGACGATGAGCTGTATGCGCTCTCCTACGACAAAATGGCCTCTGTGAAGGAGCGCCACGGGCTGGCTATCATGGAGGCGAAGCTGAAGAAGGCCATCCACGCGCTGGCACCGGCCTCGAATACGGCCACCACACCGGTGATCAAGACCACGGGCGAGGTGGAAGATGGCGGCACGACGGGTCGCAAGCGCTTGACACGTCACGATATTATCGAGATGAAGAAGCGCTTCGACC